CCTCTTCCCCTACACGGCGCTCTGCCGGTCTGTAAGAATAACAAACACAAGGGAATCAGGAAACTGGGGTGATTTTACAGATGATTTAGGTAGATTTGAATTTTTTACAGATGATGTTTCTGCAAACGCTCCTTACACTTTAGGTTATATAGGAATAAAAAATGATAGAACAGGCAGTGGTACTCTACCTAGTGGAGCAATGGTTCTTGCTACAACTACTTACAACGCTGTAGATGGAGCGGTGGAAAGAATGCGTATTACTTCAGACGGAGACGTAGGCATAGGAACAACATCACCATCTTATAAACTAGATATAACTGGTGAAGGTAGGTTCACAGGAGATGTAAGAGGTCTTTCATTTATAACAACATCCCAAAGAGACCAAAAAGAAGGTATAACAGATATTACCAAAACTAAAGCGAAAACTATACCATTTAAAGAATATACATACAAAAGTTCTATTGATGGTTCAGCTAGAAAGCGTTATGGTGTAATAGCTGAAGATATAGAAAACGATTACCCTGAACTAGTTCACACTGGGGCTGATGGTGTAAAAGGTATAAATTATATTGACTTATTAGTCAAGCGTGTAGCTGAACTTGAAAAAGAACTTGAAGATATATCTTTAACGCCAGGTGCAGCTGGACCACAAGGACCATCTGGATCTAATGGTAACGATGGAAATAGTCATTTAAGTAATGTAGATTCTATAACGTTTGACGGAAAAGCAAATCAATTGGTTCTTACAATAAATAGAACAGATTTTAGATTTAGCCCAGTAAAATAATTTAAAAAACAAGTAATCATATAGGTAAATAAGACTTATATTTTACGCGGCAAAATCCTATGCTACCACCTCTAGTTAACGACGAAGAATAATACGTAATATTTAACTATATGTAAAACAATTAAATTTAATATAATGGCAAAAAAAATTAAAAAAGACGAATTAACTAAGCTTCAAGATTTAGTAAAGAACTATAATCAACATCAATTAAAACTAGGTGAGCTAGAGGTTGAAAAGCACGGGCTGCTACATAGTATATCAAACGTTCAACAAGATCTTCAAAAGTTTCAAGACGAATTAAGAGAAACTTACGGGGATGTTAGCATTGACATAAATGATGGTAAAATTGCAAAAAATGAGCCTAGTAAGGAAGATTAGTATAGGAAGAGACTATAAAAATGATGCCATGCACTACTCTGTTGGACAGGAAGTGTATGGCGGTCATACTATAGCTAATATAATAGAAGAAGATACAAAGTATTCTATATATATAAAAAAAGGAAATGAATTATTGCCCTGGAAAGATTTCAATAAAAACATGGCAATTGCAATTGAATATGATCTACAGTATTAATGAAATCAATTTTTAATTTTATAGTAAAACCAAAAACAAATAGATCAACTTCATCTAAAACAATCGAAGGCAAGGAGCTGCTGTTAAATACGGAGCTACAAAACCATAATTACGTAAGTAGACAAGGTATAGTTTTATCAAAACCATTATTTGGAGATACTAATATAAAAAAAGGTGATGAAGTTATATTACATCATAACGTGTTTAGAAGGTTTTACGACGTTAGAGGTAATGAAAAAAATAGCAAAAGCTATTTCGAAGAAGATAAGTACTTTGCTCAACCAGATCAAATATATGCTTATAAGTCAGGTGATGAATGGAAAGCAGAAAAAGGGTTTTGTTTTATAAAGCCTATAAAAGAGGACAAAATGTTTTCTATAGATTTTGAAAAACCCGGGCTTGGTATTGTTAAATATACAGACGGAAGCATAGAAAAAGAATCTTTAGTTTCTTTCAAAGTAGGTATGGAGTATGAGTTTTTCATTGAGAAAGAAAGATTATATAGAGTGCCAACCAATCAAATTACAATTAAATATGAATATCAAGGAAACGAAGTCGAATATAATCCAAGCTGGACACAAAGCAGTTGAGGAATTAATTAAAGTAGCAAAAGAAGCTATAGTTGATTCTGATGATGATATATCAGCTGATAGACTTAAGAATGCGGCTGCTACAAAAAAGCTTGCGATATTTGATGCTTTTGAAATATTGAATAGAATAAAGGAGGAGCAAGACATGCTTGATAACAAACCTAAAGAAGAGGTAGCTAAGAAGTCTTTTAGCGGGTTTGCTGAAAAAAGATCTAAGTAATGTACGAGCAGACTTTATACAAAATTGTTGAACCTATAAAGCTTACAACCATATCTAGGCTTAATAAAGCTAAGAAATGGAAGTATGGATATAATAAAGAGCATGACATTGTTGTAATAAGCAAGACTGGACAAATAGGTGAGATATACGAAATACAGGATTTTAGAATAGCTTTACCGAAAGTACTTTCTAAAATAGACAAAACAAATGATAAATGGACAGTTGAAGATTATCCAAAAGAATTAAAGCAAATACAAAGCGTATTCGATTGGAGAGACTATCCTGAAGAATTCCAAAATAAATGGGAACCATATATAGATGAACAATTTAAGCGAAGAGAAGAAGGCCATTGGTTCAATAATAAAGGCGTGGCTACTTACATTACTGGCACTCACTTTATGTACTTGCAGTGGAGTAAAATTGACGTTGGGCAACCAGAATTTAGAGAAGCAAATAGATTATTCTTTATATTCTGGGAAGCTTGTAAAGCAGACAGTAGATGTTATGGCATGTCATATCTCAAGAACAGACGTTCAGGTTTTTCGTTTATGGCTTCCGGAGAGACGGTCAACATGGCAACAATATCAAGTGATGCACGGTTTGGGATATTGTCCAAATCTGGTTCCGATGCAAAGAAAATGTTCACGGATAAAGTCGTACCCATATCTGTCAATTATCCGTTCTTTTTCAAGCCAATACAGGACGGAATGGACAGGCCAAAAACCGAACTGGCGTACAGAATCCCGGCCTCAAGACTTACAAGAAAATCAATACAAAACAAACAGAGTGTTGAAATCCTTGAAGGACTCGACACAACAATAGATTGGAAAAACACTGGCGACAACTCTTATGATGGAGAGAAATTAAAATTACTAGTACACGATGAAAGTGGAAAGTGGGAAAGACCAGACAATATATTAAATAACTGGCGAGTGACAAAAACGTGTTTACGTTTAGGATCTAGGATCATAGGTAAGTGTATGATGGGATCAACATCAAATGCTTTAGACAAAGGAGGTGAAAACTTTAAAAAGCTTTATTACGCTTCTGATGTTACCAAAAGAAATAAGAACGGTCAAACCAAATCAGGTTTATATTCTTTGTTTATTCCAATGGAATGGAATTACGAGGGTTTTATTGATGAATACGGACATCCTGTATTTGACACGCCAACAGAAGAAGTTTTAGGTCCACACGGAGACCCTATAGATATTGGGATTATTGAACATTGGAATAACGAAGCTGAAGGTTTAAAAAGCGATCAGGATGCTTTAAATGAATTTTACAGACAATTTCCACGTACAGAAGAGCATGCGTTTAGAGATGAAACTAAGAGTAGCTTATTTAACTTGGCAAAAATATACGAACAAATTGATTATAACCAAGATTTACGAAACACAAGTGTAGTAAGTACTGGTAACTTTAGCTGGGAGAATGGAATAAAAGATTCAAGAGTTTTATTCACCCCAAATCAACAAGGAAGATTTAAAATAACTTGGGTTCCTAGTTATGATATCCAAAACAGGCAAGTTATAAAAAACGGAATGAAATACCCAGGCAATGAACATATGGGTGCGTTTGGATGTGATAGCTATGATATATCCGGAACAGTTGGTGGTAATGGTTCAAAAGGTGCTTTGCACGGTTTAACAAAGTTTAGCATGGAAGATGCTCCACCTAATACTTTTTTTCTGGAATACATTGCAAGACCTCAAACTGCTGAAATATTTTTTGAAGACGTTCTTATGGCGTGCGTGTTTTATGGTATGCCATTACTGGCAGAAAATAATAAACCTAGGTTGTTGTATTATTTTAAAAGGAGAGGTTATAGAGGATATTCAATGAATAGACCTGATAAGCTTTGGAATAAATTATCTACAGCAGAAAAAGAAATAGGTGGTATACCAAATTCGAGCGAAGACATAAAACAAGCTCACGCTGCAGCTATTGAGTCTTACATAGATAAACATGTTGGTCTAAAAGAAGATGGCAATTATGGGGATTTATATTTTAGTGAAACATTAAATGATTGGGCTAAATTTGATATAAATAATAGAACAAAGTATGATGCAGCTATTAGCTCAGGACTAGCTATAATGGCTTGTAATAAAAACTTATATAGACCTAACCCGATTATGCAAAAAAGAAAATTAAACTTAAGCATCGCTAAATATAGTAATGGCGATTCAATTTCAAAAATAATAAAATAAATATGGCTGAGTCAATTGTAAAAAGTACTTTTCCTAGTCAAGTAGCTAGTGATGCTGAAAAAATGTCACCTGAGTATGGGCTTAAGGTTGGTAGAGCTATTCAAGATGAATGGTTCCAATTAGATTCTGGTACTAATAGATATCGAAGCAACCAACATACATTTCATAAGTTAAGGTTATACGCTAGAGGTGAACAGCCAATACAAAAGTATAAAGATGAATTGTCTATTAATGGAGATTTATCTTATCTAAACTTAGACTGGAAACCCGTGCCTATTATACCAAAATTTGTTGATATAGTGGTTAATGGTATATCAGAAAGAGCTTTTGACATAAAAGCATACTCACAAGATCCGTACGGAGTTAGCAAAAGAACAGAATACATGGAGAGTGTGCTTAGAGATATGTACACAAAAGACCTTAGTAATTTTGTACAAGAGAATTTTAATATAGCTTTATTTGAGAATCCAGAAGAAGATTTACCTGAGACTAAAGAAGAGCTAGAGGTTCATATGCAGCTAACATATAAGCAAGCTGTTGAGATAGCCGAAGAGCAAGCGATAAATACTTTGCTTGATGGCAATAATTACGATTTAACTAAAAAGCGTTTTTATTACGACCTAACTACAATAGGTATTGGTGCTATAAAAAATAGATTTACACTATCAGAAGGCATCATGGTTGAATACGTAGACCCTGCTAATTTAGTATATTCCTACACTGAAGACCCTAACTTTCAAGACATATATTATGTAGGCGAAGTTAAAGATGTTACTATAAACGAAATTAAAAAGCAATTTCCAAATTTAACAAATGAAGATTTGGAAAAGATATCTAAGACATCGTATCAAAGTAACAGTTATTATGATCGCCCTTTAAACAACTCTGCAAGTCCAGATGTTAATACAGTGCAAGTTTTATATTTTAACTTCAAAACTTACATGAATGAGGTTTACAAGGTTAAAGAAACTGCTACTGGAGCTTCAAAGGTAGTGCTCAGAGACGATCAGTTTGATCCACCTGTTGAGATGCTTGAAGAACAGTTCGGAAAATTATCTAGGTCCTTAGAAGTGTTATATGAAGGTGTGCTTATACTAGGTACTGATTATTTACTTCAATGGGAATTAGCTAAAAATATGATGCGACCTAAAAGCGATCATACTAAAGTTAAAATGAACTACAGCATTGTAGCTCCAAGAATGTATAAAGGTAAAATTGAATCTTTAGTAAGCCGTATAACAGGGTTTGCTGATATGATTCAACTTACGCATTTAAAACTGCAGCAAGTATTGTCAAGAATGGTGCCTGACGGTGTTTATCTTGATGCTGATGGTTTAGCTGAAATTGATTTAGGCAACGGTACTAATTACAACCCGCAGGAAGCGTTAAATATGTTTTTCCAAACAGGTTCTGTAATTGGTAGGTCATTTACACAAGAAGGGGATATGAACCCTGGTAAAGTACCTATTCAAGAAATAACTAGTGGTGCCGGCGGAAATAAAATGGCCTCTTTAATTCAAACGTATAACTATTATCTGCAAATGATAAGAGATACGACTGGATTAAATGAAGCTAGAGATGGATCAACACCAGATTCTAAAGCATTAGTTGGCATACAAAAAATTGCAGCAGCAAATTCAAACACAGCTACAAGACACATACTTACAGCTGGTTTATTTTTAACTGCCGATTTAGCTGAATGTCTATCATTAAGAATTTCAGATGTATTAGAGTATTCTCCAACTAGAGACGCGTTTATACAAAAAATAGGTGGACACAACGTGGCAACTCTCCAAGAAATGGGGGATCTTCATTTATATGATTTTGGTATATTTTTAGAGCTTACACCTGATGATGAAGAAAAGCAAATGTTAGAAAACAACATTCAAACGGCTTTATCTGCAGGGTTAATTGATTTAGAAGACGCTATAGATATTAGAGAAATAAGAAATATAAAGTTAGCTAATCAAGTCCTGAAGATTAGAAGAAAAAAGAAACTTCAGAGAGATCAAGCTATGCAGCAGCAGAACATTCAAGCTCAAGCTCAGGCTAATGCTCAAGCGCAGCAAGTTGCCGCTCAAGCTGAAATACAAAAGAATCAAGTTATTACAGAGCAAAAAGCACAGCTTATGCAAATAGAATCCCAGCTTGATGAAAGAAAAATGCAAATGGAAGTACAATCTAAGATGCAACTGATGCAATTAGAGTTCCAATATAATATGCAAATTCGAGGAATAGACGCTGCAAAAGCCTCTGATGTTGAAATTGAAAAAGAAGACAGAAAAGACAAAAGAATACAAATGCAAGGAACTCAACAAAGTGAGTTAATTGACCAAAGAAAAAACAATACACCTCCTAAAAACTTTGAATCGTCAGGAAATGACATAATGGGTGGTGGTTTTAACTTAGGTTCCTTCGAGCCTAAGTAATTATAGTAATAATAATTATATAATATTTTATCATGGAAGAACAAGCAAAAGACGCAACTCCACAAGAAGAAAATCAAGTGGAGGAAGCAAAAGCTCCAATGTCTTACGAAGACGGAGTGATTAAAGTAGACTTAGCGGAATTAAACAAACCAAAAGAAGATGCCGTTCAAGAGCAAGAAACAGATGCAGTGGATGCTAATAAATCAGCCGAAACTAGCAAAGAAGTGGTTGAAAAAGTACCACAACAACAAGAGTCCGTTCAAACTGAGGAGCCAGTTCTTCAAGAAATAACAGATGAAGAGGTTGCGGAACAAGTAGAAGATCTTCAAGAAGATATTCAAGAAGCTATTGCTGAACAGAAAAATTCAGGAATTGAATTACCAGAGAATATTCAAAAGGTAGTTGAGTTTATGAATGACACGGGCGGAAGTCTAGAAGACTATGTAAAACTTAACACAGATTATTCTGCATTAAATGAAGCACAGCTTATAAAGGAATATTACGAAACAACTAAACCTCACTTAGATAAAGAGGACATAGAAATTCTTATGGAAGACTTTTCATACGATGAAGAGTTAGACGAAGAGAGAGATATACGTAAAAAGAAAATTGCTTTTAAAGAGGAAGCTGCTAAAGCAAAGCAACATCTTGAAAAACTTAAAAACAATTATTACGAAGAAATTAAAGCTGGATCAAAATTAAATCCAGAACAACAAAAAGCGGTTGAGTTCTTTAACCGATATAATAAAGAACAAGAGGAAACAACTAAGTTGGCTGAAAATCAAAAAAATGTATTTTTAGAAAGAACCAATAAAGTTTTCAATAATGATTTCAAAGGTTTTGATTATCAAGTTGGAGACAAGAAATATAGGTTCAATGTTAAAAATGCAGAAGAGATTAAAACAAACCAAAGCGATATTAACAATTTTGTCAAGAAGTTCTTGAATGAAAAAAATGAAATATCTGACGCTGCTGGTTATCATAAATCTCTATTTACAGCAATGAATCCTGATGCAGTAGCAAAACACTTTTATGAGCAAGGTAAAGCTGATGCAATAAAAGATAGTATGGCTAAAACAAAGAACGTTAATATGGACCCGAGAGGGGTTCATGAGACTATAACGGCTCCTAACGGCTGGACTGTGCGATCTGTAAATGGTGTTGATTCTTCTAAATTAAGAGTAAAAATTAGAAAATAAACAAACTTAAAAATTAAAGATTATGGGATTTCCAAGTCCGGGCACAGGTGCTCAATTAAACCATTTAACTCCACGTCCTATTAAAGGATTATTTGGAGACAATTATTTATCAATTAGTGATTTAGATTTTACACAACAATTCTTACCAGAAGTATATGAGAAAGAAGTAGAGCGTTACGGAAACCGTACGATCTCTGGATTTTTACGTATGGTAGGTGCTGAAATGCCAATGGCTTCAGATGTTATTGTATGGTCTGAACAAGGAAGATTGCATGTTGCTTTTGACGATTGTACTATCGATCAATCAGCTGCTGCGACAAACACAATTACTTTTGTAGATGACGCTGCTGGAACTGCTGGTGCTCAAACTGCTACTCAGAAAGCTGGATTATTAGCAACAGGTGCTACTATTAACATTACAGCTGGATTAATTTCAGTAAAAGCTAGAGTAAGCTCTACTTATACTGCAGGAGACACTACTGTAACTGTTACTCCTTACGGAGCTGCTGATTTAACTGCTTTAGGTTTATCTGCTTTGACAGGTGTTAAAGTTTTCGTATACGGTTCTGAGTATGGAAAAGGATCAGGAGATGTAGGTAATTCTATTGATGCTAAATTCACACAATTTAACAACAAGCCAATTATTCTTAGAGATAAGTATAATGTAAATGGTTCTGACGTTGCGCAAATTGGATGGGTTGAAGTAGCAACAGAAGCTGGAACATCTGGTTACTTATGGTACTTAAAATCTGAGCACGAAGCTAGATTACGTTTTGAAGATCAATTAGAAATGTCTATGATCGAAGCTGTTAAAGATGACTCTGGTATTGCTGGAGGAGCTGGAGCTGCTGGATTCACAGGTTCTGAAGGATTATTCGCTGCTATCGAAGATAGAGGTCTTATTTATAACGATCCAGATTTTGGAGCTGCTGCAACTGCAGGTGCACCATTTGGAGGATTAACTGAATTTGATGCTATTTTAGCAGAGCTAGACAAGCAAGGAGCAATCGAAGAGAATATGTTATTCTTAGATCGTTCAACTTCTTTAGCTATCGACAACATGCTAGCACAAGCTAACAACACAGGAGTTGGTGGAACATCTTACGGTGTATTCGAAAACTCTGAAGATATGGCACTTAACTTAGGCTTTTCTGGTTTCCGTAGAGGATCTTACGATTTCTACAAAACTGACTGGAAATACTTAAACGATTCTACAACTCGTGGATTAGTTAATGACGTATTAGGTGTAGTTGTTCCTGCTGGAGTATCAACTGTTTACGATCAGCAATTAGGTCAAAACATTCAACGACCATTCTTACACGTACGCTACAGAGCTTCTGAAGCTGACGATCGTAAAATGAAGTCTTGGATCACTGGATCTGTTGGTGGTAACTTTACTTCTGCTGTTGATGAAATGAACGTACACTTCCTTTCTGAAAGAGCATTATGTACTCAAGGAGCTAACAACTTTGTATTATTGAAGAAAACTTCGTAATGTAAATTAATGTAATTTTTACCCTCGTTGTACTGACGGGGGTAATTATTACTTTTTATTAATTATTTAATTTTATTATATCATGGCTAAAAAAGCTACAAAAGCAGAAGAAACCGTTGAGGTTGCACCTCAGCCAACTAGTGCAAAAACTGCACCAGTTCAAAATACACCAGTTCAAAATACACCAGTTAAACCCAGCTGGGAAATTAAAGATAGATTATATCTATTAAAAGGCAATAAAAAACCTGTTATTTTTACACTACCAGCAAAACACTCGGCTGTTAGACCTTTGTTATGGTTTAACCCAGAAACTGGAGAACAAAAAGAAATAAGGTATGCTACAAACCAAAACTCACCCTTTGTAGAAGAGCAAAAGGGAACGGCTACATTAGGTCGTATTATCTTTAGGGATGGAGCTTTGACAGTTCCAAAAGAGATGCAAAATTTACAAAAAATACTATCTCTATATCACCCTTTAAAAGATCAACTATATACAGAGTATAATCCAGTGCAAGAATCTGTTGACGAACTAGAGTACATAAACATGGAAATTGATGCGTTAACATTAGCTAGAGAGCTTGACATAAATCAAGCAGAAAGTATTTTAAGAGTTGAATATGGAAATAAAGTAGATACATTAAGTAGCTCAGAGTTAAAAAGAGACTTAATTATATTTGCTAAAAGAAATCCTTATTTATTCATAGAATTAGCTAACGATGAAAATGTAGAGCTCAGAAACATAGGTATTAAAGCCACACAAGCGGGTATTATACAATTATCACCAGATCAAAGAACATTTACATTTGGTGAAACAAAAAGGAAATTAATGACAGTTCCTTTTGATGAACATCCATATTCAGCATTAGCTGCATTCTTTAAAACGGATGATGGTATGGAAGTTTACAAACATTTAATTAAAAGACTATAAGTCACTAATTATAGTAGCTAGGCCGCTGTAATGGTGGCCTAATTACTATAAATAATAAATTTACAACAATATGGCAGTAAGCATAGATACTGTATATCAGAAAGTTTTAGGTATACTTAATAAAGAACAACGTGGGTATGTCACAGCTCAAGAGTTTAATTTGTTCGCTAATCAGGCTCAACTTGATCTTTTTGAACAATACTTTTACGATATCAACCAATTCGGCAGAATGCACGGTAATGATACTGAGTATTCTGATATGCTTAACATATTGAATGAAAAAATTAATACATTTGAAACAACCGATTCTTTAGTTTATGGTGCTAGCTCATTTGCATTACCAGCTAATATGTATAGGCTTGGTACAATAATATATACTAATACAACAACCAACAACTTCGGTGTTGTATCTACGGAGCAAATAGAAGCTGAAAGAATCAATAAAAATGAACTTCTATATATCAACTCGTCTCCACTAACAAAACCTTCTAATATACGCCCTATATACACATCTGACTCTGCTGGAGTAAATGTTTATGGAGCATCAGAATTAACATCTGCGGTTGCATGTAATTATATAAGAAAACCTGCTAAAGTTCAGTGGGCTTACCAAATAGTATTTAACGAACCATTATATGATGCAGCTAATTCAGTCAATTTTGAATTACACCCGTCAGAAGAAACAGAGTTGGTTATAAAAATACTAGAATACGCAGGCTTGTTAATTAAAGATTATAACATGTACAATGTTATTAATCAAGAAGAAATAGAAACTATCCAACAAGAAAAATCATAATAGATGGGGCTTATAAATCAAACAAATGAAGAATACTATTTAGGCCCTGATGGGGTTTGGAATAGCTTAGACGAAAATTATGGTGACTACCAATCTATTTCACTAAAAGATATTGTAAACAACTTTATAATTGCTTATGTAGGTGAAGATAAGATTATAAGCAAAATAAAAAGAACAGACGTAGCCTTCCACGCTCAAAGAGGCATTCAAGAGCTTAACTTTGACACGTTACCTTCTTTTAAGTCTCAAGAAATTGAGATATCACCTGCTTTGTATTTTGTGTTACCACAAGACTATGTTAATTATGTAAAAGTTACTTGGACTGATAAAGACGGTATTGAAAGAGTTATATACCCAGCTCACAAGACTAGTGATCCACTACCGATCATTCAAGATAGTAACTATGAATATACCTTTGACGAAAACGGAGAAATACTTTATGCTAATGATTCAGAAACTTGGAAAAAATTTAAAGCAAATTCTAATGATCATTTAAGTGAAATTAACAATTCTAATGTTGAAGATCATTTACATAGAGTAGTTAATGGCGAAAGATACGGTATAGACCCGCAATATGCGCAATCAAATGGAGTATTTTTTATTGACCAAATAAAAGGATTAATAAGATTCAGCTCTGATATGGTAGGGCGAATTGTTACCTTAAAATATATAAGCGACGGTTTAGCTACCGATGGCGAAATGATAGTTCATAAATTTGCAGAAGAAGCTATTTACAAATATATTGCTCACGCTATATTAGCGACTAGAGCAAACGTACAAGAATATATGGTTGCAAGGTTTAAAAGAGAAGCCGCTGTTGCAAAAAGAAATGCTAAATTAAGATTATCAAATATAAAACTAGAGGAAATCACTCAGGTAATGAGAGGTAAGTCTAAATGGATTAAACACTAATATATGCCAGAATTTATTCATAATTTTACTAAAGGTAAAATGAACAAAGACCTTGACGAACGTTTAGTTCCGAATGGAGAATATAGAGATGCTTTAAACTTAGACTTAGCGAATTCAGAGGGGGCTAATGTCGGTTCTCTGCAAAACGTAAAAGGTAATGTTGAATTAAGAGATAAGACATCAACTGACTTATGGCAAGACCATTATATTGAAGATTTAAGCAACCCAGTATGTGTAGGCTCAATAAGACACGATATAAAAGAAACTATATATTGGTTTATTGCGTCTGACAATGCAAGCGCTATTGTAGAATACGATCAAACAACCGGTATTATAAAACCTGTGCTTGTTGATAAAAACGGTATATTAAACTTTTCAGAACAATACTTAATTACAGGTATAAATATATTAGATAAGTTTTTATTTTGGACAGATGATCAAACTGAGCCAAAGAAAATTAATATTGAAAAATTTAAACGTGGTTCTGTAGACTTTAATACCCATACTAAAATTCCTATTTGGACGCCATTTAATAATGATGAAACTGTCCCTAGTTATGTCCAAGTAACTCTCCCTACAACACAACCTGATTTTACAGAGGAAGATATAACTATTATTAAAAAGTCGCCATTAACTGCACCAACATTAGATACGGCTGCTTCACCTTTCGGTGATAACATTAATGGAACAGGCATCACACCTGTATATACAACAGCAGAAGATCCAGCCGGCACAGGTACTGAAAACTTTACGTTTATACCTAATACCTTAGAGCCTGCTGTAACATTACCTTTAGACACATATGGGGCATATTTAGCAAATATAGAAGAGAGTTCTACATATTATGCAAATAGTAATATACCTAACTGGAACGGCTTAATTACATTTGATGTTGCGCCTATATATGATTTAACTGCAAATAACGGTAACCCAGTTTGGCAAAATGACGATATATTATTATTAAACGGTAGATTTACTTCGCAATTTAACGAAACATTTGAGTATCAGCTTAGGGTTCAAATTGAATCTTTAAGTAATAGCATAGTAACGGCTAAAATATTAGGTATTTCATCTGACCTTTATAAGCCTACAGATGAAAACGGAGATATAATATTAATACAATGGGAGGTGCTTCTTGAAGAAAAGGAACCTATGTTTGAATATGTATTTCCTAGATTTGCATACCGTTGGAAATATATTGATAACGAGTACTCTGCTTTTTCGCCATTTACGGATGTAGCTTTTGTTGGCAACGACTTTAAGTATTTGTCTTCAGATGGTTACAATGTTGGCATGACTAATAATATAAAAAAGTTAATTGTAGAAAATTTAACTTGGGGCTCAGAAGAGGTTGCGGAGGTTGAAATATTATTTAAGCAATCTCACAATACAACAGTATATGTTGTTGATAGCATAAAGAAAAGAGAATATAGTCCATATTCAGGAGCCACTGCATTACCTACAAATTTTGAAATTACTTCTGAAATAATTGGTAATGTTGTACAAGCAAACCAGCTTTTAAGACCTTGGGATAATGTACCATTAAAAGCTAAATCACAAGAAATTATTGGCAATAGAATAATATATGGAAATTATCTACAAAATTACAATATAGATGAGACTATTGGTTTAACAGTAAGTTATTTACCAAAAGTACATCCAGCTAATTTAACAGTTAATCAAGAAACTGAGCCTAATCCTTTTGAAAGACAACCTTTTGCTAGCTTAAAATCAATAAGAACATACCAAGCTGGTATCGTATTTAAAGATGAATACGGTAGAGAAACACCTGTTCAAACTAAAAAATCGGCTTCCATAAATATACCTATATTAGATTCTGTTAGCACAAATGTTCTTCAAATAACACCATCTGGTAATGCTCCTAGCTGGGCTACTCATTTTAAATTCTTTATAAAAGAAACTTCTAATGAGTATTATAACTTGGCTTTAGATAGGTTTTATTTTGCAGAAGATGGCAACGTGTGGTTATCTTTTCCATCATCAGAAAGAAATAAACTTGATGAGGAAACATATTTAATACTTAAAAAGCAGCATGACAATAATGTAGCTGTAGATAATTTAAATAGGTACAAAGTATTAGCTATCGAAAATGAAGCGCCAGATTTTATAAAAACTTTTGAATCAACTATAGCTAGAGCCTCTGTTGAAATTACGAGTGGATTTGAACAAGATTTTATTACACTAATATTTAATTGTGGCACTAGTAATGAGGAGTTTAAACAAGGATTTAAATCTACTAGAAAATTACAAATTGTAGCAGGAGCTAATACTACAGATAACTATGATATAAAATCAGGTGGCCCTACAGGTATTGGTAATCAATATAGTGTTACATTGGAAAGACCTCTAGGTTTTGACGCCGCGTGGCTATCTTCATATAGCCCTGGTAATAATATAGATATTTCAATATTAGAGGACGTAGTAGAAAACAAACAAGAATTTGAAGGTAGATTTTTTGCTAAAATAAATAGAGACTTTGCTTTTGATACAAATATTGTAGCATCTTTTAGCGCTTTGCAGCCTAGATATGCTATTAGAGCGGAACATAATGTTGAGGATCAAATTACCGGCATTGCGCCTGGCCAGGGAGGTATAAAAATGGGCTGGTTAGACAATCGTGGTTATGGAGATACAACACCCTTTTTACCTAAAAGACCTTCAAATGGGTCTAATAAGTTTACGTTAAATTTCGCAGGCTGGCCTTATGGTGGAGGTAATTCTAATGTATCTTTATACGATTTTGATGTTGATCACTATATAGATAGTGCAACTATTGGACCGTTTGAATATAATCATATGAGAGGCACCGGCATATTGCTAAGATTTATTTCGAGTGCGGGAGAAGTAAGTGATAATGTTTATAAAGTTACTGCTTATGAAAGAAAAAGAAGCTATAGGGGGTATACAGATTTTGTAGGAGATCCAAGACAACGTAATACGAATATGCGAAAAACTTCGTACTACACAATGGATAAAAACTATAATGAAACATTTTTACCAATAGGTATTCAAGTGGTAGAGGAAATAATTGAGGATGATAACAAACTTTTAACATCAAGTAACCCGGCTATATTTGAAACAGAGCCTAAAGAAGCTGTTGATTTAGATATATATTATGAAGCTTCTGACGCAATACCCGTTGCAGATTATAATAATACACATCAACTAACAAATTATTACAATTGTTATTCTTACGGGCAAGGAGTAGAATCAAATAGAATAAGAGATGACTATAACGCTTTTACAATAGATAAAGGGCCAAAAGTTTCAGCCCCGCTTGATGACCCATATGGGGCTGAAAGACGAGGCAGCGGTATGATATTTTCTCAAATATATAACTCTACTTCTGGTATAAATAGACTTAACCAGTTTATACAAGCTGAGCCTATAACTAAAGACCTTAACCCAATATATGGCACAATTCAAAAGCTGCATGCTAGAGATACTGATGCTATTGTACTATGCGAGGATAAATGTTTAAGAATATTAGCTAATAAAGATGCTTTATATAATGCTGACGGTAATGTTAATTTAACAGGTAATAACGCTGTTTTAGGACAAGCTGTACCTTATGCTGGTGAATTTGGCATATCTAAAAACCCAGAGTCATTTGCTTCATACGCATTTAGAGCTTATTTTTCTGATAAAAACAGAGGAGCAGTTATAAGATTGTCAGTGGACGGTATTACTAATATTGCAGAAAAAGGTATGTCCGATTTCTTTGCTGATAACCTAAGATCGTCTACTAAAATATTAGGTAGCTATGATGATGACAAAGACTTATACAATATAACATTGGATAATCTTTCGCAGCAATGGGTTAATGAGTTTAGCTCAAGTCAAGATTACCAATTAAATCCTGATTGTAACGTTGATCAAAGCGGAAGAGCGCAAGCAACTATATCATTTAAGGAGTCAGTTGATGGGTGGACTGGTCGTAAAAGCTTTATACCAGAAAGCGGTGTTAGTTTAAATAACATATATTATACATTTAAAGAAGGTAGAATATATCAACATAATTTAAATACATTAGCTAATAATTTTTATAGGGTTCAATATGACAGTTCATTTAATGTATTTATTAATGAAGCACCTCAATCTGTAAAAGGATTCAGCACTATAAATTACACCGGCACGCAATCAAGAAGGTTTGAATATTTATATAATGCAGAATGGTACTCTATAGCTGAAATAAACTTTAATACAACTATACCTACTGCAGTTCAACAAAAGCAGCCTGGATGGTATGTAAACTACGTTAAAACTGATCTTGAAGGTGGTGAAGTTAAAGAGTTTGAAAAGAAAGAAGGTAAATGGTTTAATTATATAAAAGCATTAGAAATATTTAATGATTGTGAGGAAATACCAGATGGCATTGGTAATCCTGACGTAGTAGAATCAGACCCTCAAGATTATATATTAACAGTAACTATTAATGAAGATTGTAGCGGAAGCGGTGGAATTATCCCTGACACAATACAAGCTTTTGTAAACATATGGACAGAAGTTAAACCAGATAGCTTACCGGATTTAAATATTGTTAATGAAACCTCTGCACAAGATGTTAAATGTGCTATTGAAGGTTATTATATAAATTACAACCAAAATTATGGAAACTTAACAAATGAAGCAACCGCTTTTTCATATTTTTTAGCGGATGGTTTGCAAGTCGGTACACAAATGTACAACAGTCTAACTAATGAACCTATCACTAGCGCTGGGGCTTACTTGTTTGTTGGAGCAGGCGAGCAAATGTCTGACTTAACAGTTAGCCATGCAGGGTTAGACGCTAATAACCCTACCGTTGTTCCATCTGCATATTACGTAATGATATTAGATAGCAATGGGCAAATAGTTTCTTGGACACAATACAATACATTAACAGCTTGTTACCAAAACGAAGCACCTAATTCTCGGTTTGAAACGTTTACATCGTACGCATCAAGCCAGAAAACTGGCCCTACTACTTTTGGTACGCCAATTATAACGCCTTACAATTTACTCTCAACTGCTACAGATGAAGACATAATATGCGCTCATAAAAATGCTCTAGAAGACTACTACGCTAGCTCTCTACCTACATGCAATTATGGCTCATTTCCTTGTAAAACAAATGATAATACTAAAGGCTACGGTTATTTTTATGGAGCTGATCAAGGAGGTACAAATGTTATACAGATAGGAACTGTGGTTTATAATGAGACTAGCTACAATTCAGATGTATGGGTACCCGCAGGTGCTTCTTGTGGTATATATAATTCTAACCTGCCAACCTCTGTTGGTCCTGGTCTTCTTTATGAAGAAAATTTTTGGGATGATTTATCAACTATTGGCGATGAGTGGAAAATATTAAGAGTTAATAGTAGTGGTGTTGTTACTCATTTAGATCAAATAAACCAATTGTCAAACCCAACTTGTCCTTAATTAAATAAAAATATTATGCCAACAATAAATAATTATACATTTTCAGATATTCAATTTGCTGTACCAGAAAATTCTTTTATATCTAGTACAAGTCTAACAGCGGTTATAATAATATCACCACTAGCAGGATATACCGCAACAGCTGCTGATTTTAGTTTAGAGCAAGGCTTTTTTAATCAATATGTTCAAAGCGTAACATTTACACAAGATGGTAATAATGTTTTATGTACAGTTACTTTTGTTACTACTGCGATTATGCCGTCTGCTAATGTTACAATACCATTGTGTGTTGTAGGATCAGCTGAAGTTGCTGAAATTACTATAGACGGATTTTTTTCAGCTAACGTGGGCGCAAATGTAAATGGCAGCCCTAATGAGTCAAATACTCCGTTTTCTAATTCAGGATCACAAGGTGAAGTTGAATCACTATTTACCAAAATTTATACAGCAGATTCAGGATATTATTTAACCACAACAGGGCTACAGGTTGTACAAGGCAATCAGAGTAATTACAATATAATTCAAACACCAACTTATGATTCTGAAAATAGAATAACAAGTATAAGTTATGACGTTAAATATATATATCCAAGCGAAAGCATATCAGGAGATAGGCTTGCTATAACCCGTATGAATGCTAGTGAAATTTATAATCCATTACCAAAAATAACAGGATATATATTTGATACATCAGCATTAGGTAACCCTGAAGAAACAAGAACACTTACTGTTGTTGGTATACCTGGAACAACTTTTAGTGCTACATTGAATGATGGTACAAAAACAACAACAATTATAAATAATGAGGACATAAACAGTAATGGACAATACAATTATGATATAACTTTCCCTGATTTACCAAATGGCAATCCACCCATCACACATACTATAGAAATAACTGGTTCTTATGTAGCTGATATTAACCTGCCTAATCCTTTTACTGTTGATCAATTAGATGAGGTTAGAATTACAATAGATGAAACTAATCCGCCAACCCCTATATCAGGCTGGCCTGCTGTTAGTCCCTTTAGAGATATTGCAGGATTAACTAAAAATCCTTTTACAGATTTGTCACAGTCTTCTGGTATATGGTTAATTCAGTTAGATTACGATATTACACCGTTTAGCGGCACGGGAACATTTAGCGTTTTAAAGCAAATTGAAATTTCAGATTTTAGTAACACTGAAGAAATTATAACTGCTGCAGATGGAAATCAAACAAGTGTAACCTCTCTTACTGTTGACGATACTACTGGTATACTAGCTGGTGACAAAATTGCTTTGTTAAACGTGTTAGCGCCATATGAATCTGAAGTTTCTAGCGTGGATTCCACTACAACATTAACAATTTCACCTGCTATAACTGTTTCTGATGACCAACAAATAAATTTTTATAGGGATAATGGTAATAAGATAGAAATATTTAATAGCGATGTAACACTAGTTAATAGTTTAACTGTTAATATAAAATGTGATATAGTAATATCAAATACTGGTGATACTAATACAGATTTTGATTTAGACTTAAGCAACATAATTTCATATACACCATAATGGCAAATATAACGTTAACCTTTACAAATCCATTACCCGTTACCATTCAAACTGGAGATATAGCTTGGTACTTAAATACAACAACTAATCAAACAGTTGAAATGGGACCAATAACATCTATTAACGGCTTAACAATTGTAATTAATGCCGCAACAGGAGTTCAACCCCCTACCTCTAATGATTTTGTATTTTACGTAAAAGATCCTATTGGTCATGTGGGTCAGCTTAAAGGCTATTATGCAGAAATACAATTTAGAAATAATACAACAAAATATGCCGAGCTATTTTCAGTGGGTACAGAAATATTTGAGAGTAGCAAATAGCATGTAATAATAATACATAAAGCAATACAATATGATACCAATGGGTGCAATAATGTCAGGAGTTCAAGGAATCGCAGGTATAGCCGGTGGTTTAATTGGAGGTGGCAAAAGAAAAAGAGAACAAAGAGCAGCTCAAGCAGCTTTTGATAGAAGACAACAACAATTTGAAAACTTAGACACGTCAAATCTATATACTAATTTAGATAATGTATATGAAGATCTTACTGTAAATCAACAACAAGCGGAATTTACAAATAGAGCACAACAGCAAGCAATGGCAAGTACAATGGCTGGTATGCAAGGAGCAGCTGGGGGATCAGGTATTGCCGCTTTGGCTCAAGCTATGGCTAATCAAGGGTCTTTAAACGCTGAAAGAGCAGGTATATCAATAGGTCAACAGGAAAGATCTAATCAAGCAGCACAAATGCAGCAGGCGGCACAGAATCAATTACTAGAGAGACAAGGTGAAGGCCAATCAAGAGCCGCTGAGTTAAACAAAGTAAGCACACTAATGGGTATGGCTGGTCAACGACTAGGCGCAGCTAACGAAGCTAGAGCCGCCGCGACACAATCTGTTCTGGGTGGAGTAGGAAACATATTAGGTGGAGCAGGACAAGCGCTTCCAGGTATGATGCGTTAATAAACTTAAAATAAAATGACAGAAGAACAATTATTATCAAGAGACAGGCAAAAAGTAGCCCAGTTTTTAAGTTTAGCAGAAAGTGGGACTGTGCAAGCTGGTTTAACTCCTAAGCAACAACAGCAACAGCGTGAGTATATAATGCGTCAAAGAGACATATATGCTAACGCTGCATTTAGAGCTCAAGACAAGCTTATACCAAAAACATCTCCTGCTTATTTAGAAAATATTCAAGAAATGAATCAAGTAAAGTCTAATTTAGAAAACTTAGCTTTACAGCAAAAGGCTATTGGTGAAAACCAGCAGCAGTACCTTGATGATGTTGAATCCGGTAGAGTTTCTAAAGCAAACTATGTAAATGGAAAGTCAAATGGTTTAGCTGATATTTATTCAGGGCAAGCTAATATGAATATTGATGATTTTGGCAACATTACATTTGAGGTTGACGGAGAATACAAACCGTATGCTCAGCTAGCTGATTATTCTTTAAAAGCTATTGACACTGCAAACGGCATATTAGACATGGTAGACAAGGTTGCTGGTTCAAAAACACCACTAAGTCAAGCCCAAATGGGTATTTTTAATAATAGAATAAAAAGTATTCTTGATGGAGCATCTAAAGCGGATGTTATTTCTTTAGTTAAAGATGATTTATTACCAGGGTTTGAAAACATAGATATAGACAGTGAACTGTTTAAAACTGAAAAATTAGCAGATTTAAAAACACAAGTTCAAAACATTATAACAACTGCAGCAGAAGATATAAATAGCAGCATAGTAACTCCTCAGCGAGGAGGGGGTCGTAAATCTAAAAAATCTAGTGCAACTTCTACATCTGAAGAAGAGGTAGTTTACGGCTTTGATAAAGATTCAAAAAAATACTATAAAAGAGTAACGCTGCCGAATGGATCTTATAATCTAAGTATCGTTCCTGCAGAAGAGGCTGTAGCAGCTAATCCTGACTTAATAGAGCAAAACACTATATATTTAACAGACGAAGAATTAAGTGGACTTAACACTGATTTTGTTGGACCACAAGAAGCAGAACAAGTAGAAACACCATAGTACCCTTTAGGAATAGGGTTTTAATAATAAAATAAAATAATATGCCAGATTACAAGCTTAAAAACGGTAAATTAGTTACAGAAGATCAACTTACTAAACTAGCTAAAAGTAAGAATACTACTTTAGATAAAATTATTGAACTTAACGGTTTAACGCCAGTTGGAGAAGAGCCGCTAAAAAAGCAAAAAGACGGTGTACAGGGTGCGACTGCCCCGTCGGTAAATCAAGCACCAAAAAATACGGAATACAGCTTGGCAAATGGTTCTTTGGACTTAGAAAAATACAATAAAATTAGGTCTAGCTTTGGTTACAAGCCATTAAGTCCTAATCAATATAAAGAAGAGTTAGATAGAGAGGTAACTATAAAAGAAGAAGAAGATATAACTAATTATTTAGAAGAGTTAACTCCTGGATCAAAATACGACGATAAAATATCTGAAGAAGTAACTAATATATATAATTCTAAATTAAAATCTCTACCTAAAACTGAATTTGGGACGTTAGATTTTGATGATGAAGGTATTACATCTACATTTTATAATAATATTATTTCAGACTTTCAAAATAATAATCCGGTAATACAAAGTGAAATCTTACCAAAAATAGCGCCGGGTATTCAAGAAAAAACTACACAATACGCTAATAAGCTAAAGCAGGAAATGGGGCTAGATGACCCTAATAACGTTACAGATGAAGCTATAGATGAATTAAAATCTAAAGCTAGCGATTTTTATAATAAAAATATAAATACAGAGTTAGCAAAAGACAAAGAGTTTCAAGCAATAAATGCCGCTTTTAACAATAAGGTAGAAGAGCTACAAGGACCATCGTATAAAAGGTTTATTCAAGGTAAAGATAGCCCTAACCTACTTAAGTTTAAAGATTACTCTTTAACTTCAGGGATAGCAGGTATGCAGACTTTTTCTAATGCAGTAGAAAACGCTTACAATACCTTCAGACAAGTTGGTAATAGTTTAGAAGACGCGGGCGTTCGTGGTTATTTAGGTTATCAAGTTGAAAAAGAAAAACATTTAGAAAACCTGCAAAAGCGTGTAGATCAATACGCTGACGACAATATAGAAGGTGTTTGGATAACAGATAAACAGAATCTGTCAGGCTCGTGGAAATTTATACCTAAACAGGGTGTAGGTTGGGAAGGAGAACGTATGTGGAGAACGATCGTTGCTGGTAATGAATATAAAGAAGGTACTTTTGCTGATTTTAAAGAAGCCTTTGGTCAACCTGATAATAAAGATAGTTATATAGGTAAGGAATATAGTAAGGTAGGAAAAAGACTTGGCGAGATACAAGAAAAACAACTTGTTTTATCACAATGGGATGAAGGCGAGTTCGATAAAATAATGGCCGGAGAGGATATCGTTTCTAATGCAATTGCACTAGCGGGAGAGCAATTACCTCAAATGGCATTAGCATGGGCAACATATGGAATTTCAAGTGGAGCCCAAATAGGTGCGGACATATATAGCCAAGGTATAGATGTTGAGGCTAGAAAAAGATTTGAAATACCTGATGGTGAATCTCCAACAATAGAACAACTAGCTGAAATACTTAAAGACGATAAGTTCCTGTCCAATTTGGAGGCTAAAGCTGTCGGCGGCGGGTTTATTGCTGGGCAATTAGAAAGATTTAGCGCAGGTAAAACACTTAAAGCATTTACTTTTGCAAGCGCTAAGTCTATGCTTAGAGGTGGTTATAAAAATTTTTTAAAGAAAGTAGCAAATGGCGCTGTAGCTAATACACAAAACAGTTTAACAGAGTCTATTACTGAGGTTTTGCAAGAAATTATACAATCAGGCGCAACTGGAGCTAATATAGATGGACAACAGCTTTTTAAAGCAGGAGGTACTGGTTTTATAAGCTCTTTAACAACAGGTGTTGCTGGTAATGTAAAAAATCAATCCGCCCAAGAGATAAAAACTATAAGTAAAATAATAAGTGGTAAACTAAATCCTAATAGTTCAGAGGCGTTTTTAAATAATAAGTTAAAAGATTTAAAAGTATCTTTTGATAATGGCGAAATAAGTGAAGCGGCTTATAATGAAAGTGCTGACGCTATTAAGAGCGTAAGAGATGCTAACGCATCAATACCTAAAAACTTTTCTGAGCAAAGTAAAAAAGAAGCACTTGATTTGCTAATACAAAAACAAGAGTTACTTAGTGAAATAGAAGGTATTGATCCTGATTTAGCTACAAATGCTAAACGTAGAATAGCTGAAATTAACACACAGCTTCAAGTAATATCTGAAACAGAAACAGATGTAATACAGGCTAAGAAACTTATTAAAAAATCCGGTTTAGAAGGCGATTTTACTGCAACTGAAACTGACCAAGAATTTGCAGATCAGATAGCATCGATAAAAGATAGTAAAGGTAATAGAAAATACTCTGACGCAGATATTGAAGCAGGTAAAAACAGTAGATTTGGCGTTTTTATTGCTGAAGATGGATCTATTATTGTGAATAAAGCATTGGCAAAAAGAGCTAATGTAACAACTACAGCTAGGCATGAATTGCTTCACAAAATAATATTAGCGGCTGTAAATAGTAGTTCAGAAGGAGCTAAGAAAATTGGGTCTGATTTAATGGCTTTTGTAAAATCCGAACTAGGCAAATCTATAAAAGGAGATGCAACAAACGTTTTAAGTAATTTAGAAGCATACAAATCAAAAGCTGCCCAACAAATTAAAGCTAACGAAGGCAAGTTGGCTAAAGCTAAAGAATATTTAGAAAAGGGGAGTATTGATCAAAAAGCATATGACGCTGTTGTTAAATCTGCTGCTGATGCAAAAGTGCAGTTAGAATCTAATGCTTTTGAAGAAGCTTTAACCTTAATGTCAGAAGCTTTAGCTAATAGTGATTTAGTCTATAACGCTTCCTTTATGGCAAAGGTTAGAGACTTTATAAGAAGATTCTTACAAACAATACCAGGAGCATATGGTAATATTGATTTAGCGGACGGAAAAGCTACATTTGATTTCATTAGAGATTATAATAGGCTTTTTGATAAAGGAAAATTTAATAAAGCGTTTAAAGAATTTGCTCAAACAGGTACATTCAAAAGCGAAGATATTAAAGAGTCAACTAAAATTACACCTGAGCAAAAAAAGCTTAATGACAAAGTAGACAATTTAGTAGGTCCTAAAGACGCAGACGGAAATTACACTGTAACAAAAGCAGAATGGGACACAGGAGCTTTATTTAATGCTTATAATGAAATAATAAACGGTACCGCAATAGATGCTTTAATAATGAGAGGTATTGAAGGTGATTCTGTTTACGGCAAATCAAAACAAGATTTTATAGACGACGTTAAGGACGGGATTACTGGTACCATTATGCGATTTAATCCTGAGGAAAACAACAGTTTAATTGGTTTTATAAATTCTCAACTTGGTTTTAGGAAAGGCGACGTTCTTAAAAAGTATAAAAAAGAAGCGGGGATTGGTGGTAAATCAATAGACGTTGCTGCAGGTGAAACCGGTTCAATAGCTGAATTAGTAGCCGAAGAAACTGCCGAAGATACTTTGGATGCAGAAGCTAAAATGCTACAACAAGAAGCAGAGCTAAATAAAAAACCTACGTTTTTAGAATCTCTACCAGTTGATCAAAAAATAGAGGAAGGTAAAACTTACCAAGAAGCTTTAGAAAATGAAACAGCTGAACGTATAAAAAGGAACGTACAGCTTTACGATCAAAAAGTATCTCAAAACAGAACTATAAGTCCGTTTATTGCGGAGCTTAAAATGGACATTTCAGACGCTTTTTACAAACCAACTAAGAAGTTTATTAATGAATATAAAGGAGGTTATGAAGGCTTCCTAACGGACTTTAAAGCTACGTTGTTAAACAACTATACTACCACTTACTTAGCTAGACATCCTTTATTTAGAAAAGGTATACTTAAAAGAGTAAAAGGGCAATGGATGCCTCCTAGAAAAATTAATAAAAACGGTATTTTTAAATACGAATGGGTTGATGAAAACGGTAAAAAGCTTAAGATCGACAGAGACAATGCTGCTGGTCGTGGATTAACATCAGGTCCAGAGTTTATAAAAAGAAACCCTAATATAAATAGTGTAATAGGCGTTAATGAATTTGTAGATTATCACTTTCAAGATGGAGCTTTAAGAAAAAAGAAAAAGCAAAATCCTGAAGATGCTGTTGCTAGGCAAATTGCTTCTGAAACTGCTTTAGAAATATTCCAAAATGATTTATTAGAAAATGGACCGTTAACTCAGTTATTCGAAGATAGAGCAGAATTATTAGGTAAAATACTATCTGATAATGCAGCTATTACTATTGCTAGCGATATTGACAGAGGGCTTATTAAGTTTTCTGAAAAATCTATGAAGCAGCCTAAAATAGCTCCTATACATAACAAAGCGTTAAATATATTAGCGGATCAAGGTCCAGCGGCAATGGACACATATCTTGAAACGCTTAAAGACCAAGATGTTGCAGACCTTGTTAAAAACTATTTTGACAATAGACTTTGGGAGAATGGATTATTTGCAGATGCAAAAGCACGTAACAGAGGATTAGCTTATGAAAATTACATTAAGAAAGTAATAAGAGCTTCTAAGGTTAAAGATGTTAGCGTATCTATGATCGGCAAAAAGCAAAAAGTCGGAGGAGACATTATATTAAGCATAGGAAAAAATAAAATACCAATTGAGTTAAAACTTAATGATGTAGCTCAAATGAGTAGCTTTACCGCTAGGATAGCAGATGACGGCACTGTATCTTTTTCAAGAAAAGGATTAGATGACGCCGCTGGTGTAAAAGATTTAAAAGAAATATTGTCTAGCAAAGACTACGCTGCTAAAGTAAAAGCATTCCAAGACGAAGGTCTTAAATTTGCAAAAGATAATAATTTATATGCAGAGGTAATTAACGGAAGATTAGTTGCTCAAAAAGCTGTATTTGAATATTTAGTAGAAAACGGAGAGCAAGCTAAGTTAAATGTAACGGTAGATTCTAACGAGTCTATAGTTAACGCATTGTATAACGATAAAGATGTGTATTACATGGACTTAGGTAATAAAGGCTTATTTCACCTCGGCGAAGACGTTAATAAGCTTAATACTCCAAGATTAGCTAGCCCAGTTCAATTGTATGCAAGATGGACTAGATCATCTAAAATAGACGGCCAAGACAGATACACTGCATCACTGAGAGTATTTCCTAATTTAACAGGAGATATTAACAAATCTACCATATCACTTAGCGACCCAGCTAATATTAAAGATGTATTAAATGACTTAAATTTTCAAGAACAAAATATTAAGGAAAGTAATAAAATTGATACTGAAATTAATAGAATGATTCAAGGTGTTTCAGGTATACCAGCAAATGAAATAGTGTCTAAAGTTAGAGGTACAAAACTAGGTAAAAATAAAAAAGGTGCGCTATTTGTCCCATATAGCCACGAAGATTTTTTAGGGCTGATGTATCCGCTAGTTAGTAAAGGCAAACAAGGAAATGCTGATTTAGATTTTATTAAGCAAACTATTTTAACTCCATTTGCAAAAGCTGAACACAATATTACTCGAGAACGATTAAATACCGCTGCTGAATTCAGGGCTTTAAAAAAGCAAATAAATAAAGAGCTAGGTTCAACAAGCTTATCTAAAGAGCTAGGCAAGGAAGCTATTGATGGATTTACAAACGAAGATGCTATACGCGTTTGGCTTTGGGACAATCAACAAATGGACATACCTGGTTTAAATGAAAAAGATATTGCTAAGATTAAAAACAAGGTGATGAAAAACCCGCCTTTAGCAATGTACGCTTTAAAATTACGTGGTCTATTACAAGGTAAATACCCAGAGCCCGGTAATAACTGGGAAGGTGGTAATATATCTTACGATATACAACAAAACCTAGAAAATACTAGAAGAGAGTTTCATTTAAAAACTTGGCAAGAAAATGTAGACAAAATGTTTTCTCCAGAAAATAAAGCAAAGCTAGAAGCCGCTTTTGGTCCTAAATATGTAGAGGCATTAAACAATATGCTACAACGTATGAAAACAGGCCGTAACAGGACTCAAAATAACACTCGTATAGAAAATGCTTTACTAGACTACTTAAACGGATCTGTGGCTGCTATTATGGCTTTAAACACTAAGTCTGCATTGCTACAGCAATTGTCAAATGTAAACTTTATAAACTGGACAGATAACAATCCGTTAAAAGCTGCGCAGGCATTTGCTAATCAACCTCAATACTGGAGAGATGTTGTAGATTTATTAAACTCTGACTATCTTAGAAACCGTAGAAGTGGATTAAAAATAAATGTAACAGAATCAGAATTAGCTGAAGCTGCAAAATCTAAAAATAAAGTAACTGCATTTATTGGGCTGCTTGGGCAAAAAGGTTTTATATTAACACAGTACGGAGATAGTTTTGCTATTGCTTCTGGTGGTGCTACGTTTTTTAGAAACAGGTTGAACACTTACTTAAAAGAAAGCAGTACCCCTGTTGAGGAATTATTAACCTACAATGCTAGTCCAAAGTCTTTTAATGAGCTTGGAGAACGATCAGGTCTTATATATTTAGCTATTAACAAAAGAGAAGCTAAAGCGTATGCTGATATGAATAACGGCGAAGTTAGAAATATATACATAGATAAAAATAAAATAGCATCTGAAAAAGAATTGCTAGATACAATGAATGAGCTAGGTATCGAAACTTCTGAAGGTTCAACGTATGAGTTAATTGATTCTAGGTTTGAAGACTTTTATATAGGTAAAGAGAATATGGAAAAAGTTACAAAAGCCTTAGCTGAAAAAGGATTTAAAGCAGCAAGATACGAAGACGGAGCACAAGTAGTGTCTGAAAAAGTTGAAAGCATTGTTGTTTTTGATAAATCTTCGATAAGTGATAAAAAAGGAAATATTAAATCAAGCGGAATGAGTCTAGCGGATGCTAAAAAACAAGCTTTTCAAGATTTTAGTGAAATTTCAGAAGATAACCAACAGTCCTCAAGAACAGATAAAATTAGTATGCAGCAAGCTAGTAACCTAGGTAGATTGTTTTTGGCATTTGCTAATACGCCTGCTCAGTATGCTAGGTTAACTAAAAAAGCTACATTAGATTTGGTTAACGGTAGAGGAGACAAGAAAACTAATATATCTAAAATATTATATTACGGTTTTGTTCAGAATTTATACTTTTCATTTTTACAAAAAGGCTTATTCTCAATGCTATTTGATGACGACGACGAACAGGAGAAAAATCCTAAAAAAGCTAAACAAGCATTTGATATGGCAAACTCCGCATTTGATAGTGTTTTACGAGGTGGCGGTGGAATTGGCGGAGCAGCTATATCTATGGTTAAAAACTTAGCTATTAAGGCTTATGAGAAATCACAGAAAAAACAGCCTATGTATTCCGAATTAGCTTATCAAACACTACAAGTTTCGCCTCCTATATCTTCTAAATTAACTAAGCTAAGACAATCGGGATCAGCTTTTGATTATAACATGTGGGAAATAAAAAACAGAGGCTTGGCTTTAGATAACCCCGCTTTAATGGCAGGCGCTAGAGGCACCACTGCGGTAACTAATATTCCACTAGATCGACTTGTCGTTAAAGCTCAAAATATGCAAAACGCTTTAAATTCTGATCTTGAAACGTGGCAAAGAGTTGCTTCCGCATTAGGATGGCAAGGCTGGGAACTAGGTATAGTTGATCCTAAAAAAGAAGGAGAGACCGCTAAGAAAAAAGAAGAAGGCAAGGCAAAAGCAAAGGCTACTAGAGATCAAAAAGCTAAAGAAAAGAAAGAAGCTGAAGAAGAAAGGCTATCAAAAATGACTACTCAAGAAATAGCTTATGAAGAGTACCAAAAAAGAATGAAAAGAAAAGAGTCAGGTAGAAAAGCAGCTGCTACTAGAAAAAGAAATAAAAAAAGCAAAGACTCATTAGAGTTAGAAATTTTAAAAAGATCTATTTTAAAAAAATAAAAAAATGAGTTTAAACGAAATAAAACTATACGTTATTAACGGGGGAACTTTAGGTATAACAACATTCACAGCAATTGAAGACTGGTTAAAAATAATTTTGCTGGTAGTAACTATTGGATATACTATTGCTAAGTGGTCAAAAATTAAAGAAGATAATTAATGAGGTATTTTAAGTTAAAAGAATTTGATTCACCTGACGAAAAAGGTAGCGGAAGCAAAATGAGTGAAGAGCTTTTAAGCATGCTTGACATCGCTCGTAAAAAGTTTGGAAAACCTATAAAAATAAACTCAGGTTATAGAACAGTTACACATAATAAAAATGTAGGCGGAAAACCCTCTTCTTCCCATCTTAAAGGCTTAGCTGCAGATATATCTTGTAAAACATCGAATGACAGGTTTAAATTAATAAATGTATTAATAGAAACAGGTTTTAATAGAATTGGTGTAGCTGGTACATTTATTCATGTAGATATAGATAAAAACAAAACGCCTAACGTAATGTGGGTATATTAAACATGTAAAAATTATGAGAACAAAAGGAATAGGACTTCAAGGGTTAGGGGTTAAAGGTAACAACGGGTACAAAGTAGGCTCTGAAGATGCTCCTACTAAAAAAAGAGACGCTTGTTACACTAAGGTGAAAAGTAGATATAAAAAATGGCCTTCAGCTTACGCTAGTGGAGCTTTAGTTAAATGTAGAAAAGTTGGTGCAGCTAAATGGGGAAATAAATCTAAATAATATGCCTTATATACAAAATTCACCGTTTAAAAACTTAAACCGTTGGTTTAAAGAAGAATGGAAAACCCCAAAAGGAAATGAAGATTATAGCGAAGGTGAAAATACTTTTAGGCCTACAAAAAAAATAAGTAAAGATACTCCTAAAACTTGGAGCGAAGTAACGCCTGCTTCAAAAGCTAAAGCTCAAAAAGAAAAAAATACAAAAGGCAGGGTAACTAAATACTAAGTAAAAAAAAGGGGGCACCGTTTCCAGTACCCCTCTTCTACAACTAACTAAACAACTAACCATCACACGCGAGACAATCTTCACTCATTGCCTGTTGCGCAATATCTCCTCGCAGAACGCTCTCCGTTCTAGTATAATACAAAGTCTTCACCCCTTTTTTCCAAGCATCAAAATGTACTTTATTAAGCCACTTAGGTGTTGCTTCAGAAGGAAAAGCTAAATTTAAACTAACTGACTGATCTACATATTGCTGTCTCAGTCCAGCTTGATTAACTAACTCTAGTTGATTAATCTCCTTAAACGTTTTAAACACTTCCTTAACAGGTATGTCGTGTCCCATCGTAATGTTATCTAATTCAGATATATCCTGAACGCTACCTCCATCAGCAAGGATCTTACTCCATATTTCATTTGTATTTATTTTATGTTTTCTTAATAATTTTAAAAGGGTAGGATTTTTACGTATAAAGGTGCCCTTAGCTGATTGTTCTGTAAATACATTAGCAGCCCAAGGTTCTATTCCCGGTGAAACATTACCACTAAGTTTACTATTAGATACAGTGGGAGCAATAGCACGTAAATGAGTATTACGCATACCAGTACCAACACACCACAAAGGTTCACCATAAGTTTCAGCAAGAGTCATAGAAGCTCTCTCACTTTCAATCTTAATTTGGCTAAAAATTTTCCTAGTCTCAAACTGAGCAAGTAGACCTTCGAAAGGAATACCTTTTTCCTGGAGATATGTATGCCATCCAAGGACCCCCAAGCCCAAGGCCCTTCCTTTTTGAGCTGATCGTATTGCATTCTCAAATCCTCTAAGTCCTTTCGCTCTCTGAATAAATTCTTCCATGACGCCGTCAAGAAACCATATAGCGTCGTATATAAGATTAGTGTCTTTCCATTCTTCATATTTTGCTAAGTTTAATGATGATAGACAACAAACAAAACTGTGCGACTCATCTGTATGCAGTGTTATTTCACTACATATATTCGTCATGTGAACCTTTAGTCCATTGTCTTTATATGCCGGTGGATTTGCTTTGTTAACATTTCCTTTAAACATAATATACGGTTCTCCAGTTGCTTTTCGCTTTCTAAGAAGTTTACTCCATCTATTTCTAGCATCCGCATCTCCTTGTTCAAGCTTTCGCATAAACTTATCACCAACAACTGCGCACTGATGTAAGTTAAGCGATTGTCTGTTAACATCTCCTTTCGGCTCTCTGATTTCAAGCCACTGTTCGAAATCTCCATGTTCAATGTTGATATTAACTGAAGCAGCACCTCGTCGTACAGATCCTTGGTTTGTTGCGAGAATAGTTGAATCATATATTTTGCAAAAAGGGACGATTCCATCTGATGTTCCATTACCTGTTATATTAGCGCCAGCGGGTCTGATTTGATTTATACCGATACCAACTCCACCGCCGTGCTTAGCGAGTAGCATCATCTCTAGATTCTTTTGTCCAATATCTTGTATACTATCAGCTACGTCAATACCAAAGCAACTAATAGGCAAACCGCGATCAGTACCAGTATTGCTAAGGACAGGGCTAGCAAGACATAGCCAGCCATTCCAAATGTACTCAAAGAAAGTTTCTGCCATTTCCGGCTTATATAATCTACGAGCAACTGCTTTAGCGACTCTTTGGTATGCTTCTCGTGGTGTTTCTCCGTCGAATAAATATCCCCCGGATATAGTCTTCTTGTATACGTCGTTGTTACCCCACTCAGGGTAATCTTCACCTTTTTTCCAGTTTTCATTCCAACTCATTTTTTTCTGCGTCTTGTTTTAGTTTTTCAATTGCCTCATTATAACCAGGCATTTCTTTTATTAGTTTACTAGTTCCAAAAGATAAAGTTTTGAGATGATCCATTTCCATCGTCAGAGTCTGAACCACTGATCCCAGCGTCTCTATTTTTTTCTTCATCTCTATAAGTGTCTGTTCTTTCATATAATTGTTTTTCTATTTCCTTTTGTGTAATATCAATTTTACCAAATATCCTCAAAGTCTTCGCCTTCACCAGCCTTCGAATAATCAGTCGACCTAATTGCGAAAAAATCAGT